GCAGCCAGTTGGTTGCCACTGTGGATGACAACTTTGTCAACTTTGCGTAGTAGACCAACTCTGCTGTGTATGCGCCATCAGGAATTGGAAGCAATCGGAATTGGTTTCCAACCACCGAAAAATACAGTGGCTTGCCGCTGGACAAGTAGGTGGTGTTGGCCAACTGATCCATTGCGTCAATGGTTTGAAACGTCAGGTTGGTCACTGGATTGGTGTTGATCTTGATGGCCTTGGCCTCCAAGAAGTCATCAGGCACAGTGCCATATTCAGCAGCCGCCGCAAATGACGCATTGGCACGCACAATCATCTGGCGGGTGCGAAGCTGGCGCTCGATCTGAGCCTCTGCCAGGCTGATGAAGTCGGGAATGGTGGACGTCAAATCCTGCCGGTTGAGCCAGTCAGCCAGCGAGGTTTTGAGTTCGTTGTATGTCGTGAGTGCCATTAGACTGCCTCTTTTTCCATCTCTTCTTTGACGATCCAAGTGTGTTCGTGTCTGAATTCAAACGTGCCAATGTGGCCGATCTCTTTCGAGACATCATGGTCAATATACACCTTGTAGCCCAGCTCCTGAGCCTTCTTACAAAAGAAGACATCCTCGCCCATGTAGCCGCGAGTGCCAGTCTGCCAAGGCATGTCAAACCATGGCTCAGTCATGCCCTCAAAGACACCGCGCTTGATCAGCATGATGCCTGTTCCGACAGAGCCAATCTCTTCCAAGCCTGTTGACTCTGGCATGGTGTAAACCTGTTGGCGCTTGCCGTTCTCGTCATAGTTCTGCGCAGTGGGTCCTGTTGGCATACGGCGCCGTGCGCAGTTGGCCGCCACGATGTCCACGTCATGCGCCAGCAAACGCTGGATCATGTCCTGTGGGAATGTCATGTCGGAATCAATGAACAGGATATGGCTGCACCCTTCGCGCATCGCATCCAAGCAAAGATCAGCACGCTGATTCTGGATCAGTGTGCCTTGCAGGATCTTCAAGCTCACAGCATCAGTGGTGTTGAGGGTGTGGTACGCCACCATGTTGACAAGGCAATACGTGTATTGCGTGTGTACTTGATCCCGCGCTGGGGTGCAGACTGCAATGTAGTTCATACTTTTCCTGGTCTCACGCGAAAGAATTTGTTGTCGGCGTCGTTGAGCCATTTCTTCATGTAAGCCTCGTCATCAATCTTGCCCTCGGCCTTCATCTGGTAGTACAAGGACTCAGGAATGCTGGCAACGTGATGCCATTCGCCCTTCCATGTAGCCTTCTCATCAACGGCAGCCAAGTCGCGCTTGTTGGCCTCAATGACGGCAGTGATGTCCTGCGATGTTTGGATCGTTGCCTCACCAGTGTCATCGTTGTAGTGCCAGGTGCGGGTGATTCCCCTGTCGGGGTTTGCATCAAGAAATCGTTTTTCCATGTAAGTAGGGGGAAGATTTCTCCTCCCCCTTCCCTCTTAAGTGATTAAGAAGTAGCCAAGTCAGCACACAAGCCGTGTGCGTTTTCGGCCAAGACCTTGTGACCGAATTCGATCAACAACATGCGCTTCTCAGCGTCACCAGTCTTCGCCAACTCAACTTGTTGGTAAGGACGCAGGACGGTCATCTTTGCGTACTCAGGGTCGATCACCCATGCATCGCGCTCGCGCTGGAAGCGGTTGGCGATCACAGCCACGTTGCCGAAGTCGGAGACGTAGATGTCTACAGCGCCGATCAACACGGCAGGCTTCTCGCCGCCATTGATATTGAAACGGCTGGAAGCGATACCAGAGAAGCCAGAAACGCGCTGTTTGTTAACAGGACCGCACATCAGGATCTTTGGAGTGCCGCCTTGTGTCCACACCTTTTGAATCACATTCTTGAGAATGGTTTCAGTGAAGGTGCGCACGTTGCCGTCAGTGCGTGCACTGTTTGGCAAGGTGGTGTAGCTTGGGTCAACGCCGTTGGTTTGCTTGTCAGTGTTGGTCTTGACAAATGCGCCCAAAGAGGCAGTAGCGCGAGCTGTGGTGGTGTTACCAGCAGCGGCAACTGCGCCATTCAAGAATGTGAATTCTTGGTCGCGCTTCAACTCAGCACCGCGCTTGGCGATCTGATAGGCCAATTCAGAGCGGCGGCCAGCTTTGTTGACCACTTCTTCAGTGTTCGACAAGACGATGGTCTTGCGAGCGATCTGAGCATAGTTGGTCAAACGCACAGTCGCAACAACTGCATCGAATGTGCCGACATCGTCACCTTCCAACTGGGCGTTGGCGGCGGCATCTGCCAATGTGTCGGTCTGCCATTCAAACAAAGTGTTTTGAATAGTTTCGCGGCCAATGTTGGATTGGTATGGAGTTTCTTCGGGAGCGATGTTGGTGATGACATTGCTCAAGTCTTCGCGGATACCCTTTGCAGAGTAGGTGGTGAATGTATTGCTAACGATAGTCATGATGTTTCCTTATTTCAAGAGTTTGTAGATTGCATCAGCCGCATCATCGACACGGCCAGTTTTTGCTAGACGCTGTTGTGCTCGCATTGCTTCTGTATTGCTCGAAACTCTCCCTGCTGCACCAGGCTTGGCAGGTCTTGGGCCGTTATTGGTCACAGGCTTGATCTGTCCACGCTTGGACATCATCTGGTCGTAGAGTGCCGCTTTACGCAACATCACCACAGCCCTGTGATCAATCACACTCTTAAGCTCATCAGGTGTAAATCCGACCTTTTGGCCGAATTGAACAAGCATTGCTTTTTCAGCTTGAGCCTTCTTGGAGTCCTTCCATTCTGGAATCGCCGCCACCAAAGCCTCTTGCTCTTGAGCCAACAACGCCTCGCGCTGTTGTAGCTGTTCTCGCTGGGATAACTGAGCCAGGCGCTGCTGTTCGGATTGAATAGCTACTGCCTTCTCTTGATTCTCCCGCGCCAATTCGCGCTGCCTTACCCACTCGATGGGGTCTTCGTTATAAAGACGATCCCAATCGACTTGAGGCTGCGCCGCCTGCTGAACCTGTGCCTGTAGAGCACCTAACAATTGAGCATACTGCTCACGCTCGGCACGCACCTCTTGCAACTCTGCCTCGGTCTGTTTCCTGACCTCCGCAATTTGCTGAGTCTTGCGTGTGTAATCCTGTGTCCTTGAATATCCCTTCTGAAGTTCGTCCAGCGTCACCTCGACTTCTTTACCGTCAACCTTGACGGTGAAGACTTGTGGCTGGTCTTCCTCCTCGGAATCTCCATCTTCATCGGATTGTTCGGAATCAGTTTCGTTGTCATCTGCGTCTGCATCAGTCAACAACTCCTCATCTCCCGCCGCGCCCTCTTCGGGCAACTGCGCCTCGCTGCTCTCCTCTTGTCCCTCATCGGGGAGCATCCCAGCAAGTGCATCGGCTGCTTCAGCCATACTCATTGGACCTTGTACAACACTCGCCGCTGGCGTTGGTGCTACTGTTTGCATTGGTCGATTTCCTTATTTAAACAAGATTCTTCTGCGCACGCTCAATGGCGCGTTGCGCCACCTTGCCGTTGTCAATCATTTTGGTCAGTTCGTTTTTGAAGTTCTCAATGGCACGCAATTGCGCCCAGATCACTTCACGCCTTGAAGCCTCATCAGGCTTGCTGCTCTCAAACTCCCAATGCAAGTCACCGCGCATCTTCTCTAAGGCCGTGGCGAACACTTCATCCTGCAAGAATTGTTCAGACCGGCGGCCTTTTCTAATCTGTTCTTCGTTCATTGAGCCATTCCACTAAGGTTGATGGGTGGAGGCACATTCGCCGCTGTCTGCACCGCCTGTTGGACAATTGCTGACTGCTGCACCATGGCCTCACGATCTAAATTCTGCATCGCCGTGATCTCGGCAGTGCTGATTGCTGTCCCATACTTTAACTCAAGTTCGTATTTCTTGAGCATTAAGTCCTGCGCCAGTTGATCTCTTCGATAATCGTCATCTCTGATCATCTGCTCGCGCTTCAGTTCCAGCTCGGCAGCCTTCTTCTGGATGTCGGCCTGTATCGACTGAGCCTGCACCTGCGCCAGCACCTCTTCGGGGGTTGGCTTTGGCGCGTCAGCCTGTGGCAATTGGAAGTCGGCAGGCAGGGCTTGGAAGTAGCTGGATGCGTCTTTCGTGCCAGACAACTCCACAATCTTCTGGATTGTGCGGATGTACATGGCTGGCGTCACCACAGGGTTAGCCAGGCCAAACTGCTGCATGATCTGCTCTTGCTTGCCAGCGATCATGGTCATGGCTTGGATCTTCTCGTTTGCATCGCCATTGCCCAAGCCAATATTGACGTTGACATCCATGCTGGCATCCCAAACGCGAGGATCAATCTGGACCCACTCATTGCGCAAACGCACCATGCGGGGCTTGTCTTGGTGGGTGGTCATGAGATACAAAATACCCTTAAAGAGCTTCTTCATGCCCTCGGCCAAGATCCGAGCTTGCAGCTCAAGCCTTGACTGGCTGGCGCTGACGGTGGCCGCAACTGCTGCCTTGGTGGTTGACTGCAACGCATCAGCATCCAACCCCATTGCGGCCTTGGACATGCCGGTGCGGTCTTCGCGCATCTGGTCCATGTAGTCCAGCATGGCAAAGGCAGGCTGGCCGACAAAGGGTGAGCTGAACGGCTGCACCATGCCAGGTGCACGCATCCGAATGATGGCGCCAGTCTCGTTGTTCAGCACGTCATCAATGTTGACCTGTCCCTCGACCACAGCCGTGCGCGGGTGAATAGACTGCGCCAGCGAGTCCAAGGTGTTGCGCATGATCTCAGACTTGATCTCTTGGATGTCATGCGTGATGTCAAAGATCGACATGGCTTCCAGCGGGGACGTGTGTGGCTCTGGGTCACAAGGGAAGTCCACAAAGGGGATGTAGCTGGCGGGTAAGTTCCTGACCATGGTGTAACTGGAACCCATGCAACAAATCTTGCGCAGTTCGGGGATGCCGTCACCATCAAAGTCAATCCGCATATATGCCTCAACGTACAAGACCCGCTGCTGCATGGGATTCATACTGTCACCGGCGCCCATCGTGGTGGAGAGAGGCTGGCGTGCTAAGTACTCGTCATTGGAGTCCAAGTCGGTGCTGGAGATGTTTTCCTCAATCTCGTCCTGGTCATAGCCCATGCCGATCAGGTCAGAGACAGTCGCCATCTGGCGGTGGGCGATGATGCCAGCATCGTCAAATGAACGTGCTCGGCGGTCCAGAATCAACTCCTCTGGCGGCACGGCCATGATGCGAATGCGGCCATCTCTGGTGCTGCGCTTGATCTCAACGTCATGGATCATCGGCACAGGCATTGGCAGGCCAGTGGTCATGTCCATCTGCGGCATCGCGCCAGGCTCTGGATAGCTCACCACAATCTTGACCTCTGCGCCCTCTTGCATCAGCACCTGCAATGTCTGGTCATCCAAGCCAGAATATTCCTCAATCTTGACCTCTTCGACCTCTTCCCACCAGTACTTGGCGATGCCACACTTGCGCACCAAGCTGTCCTTGAACAGGGCATAAGTGGTCATGAAACCGTTGTTGTCGCTGGTGAAGATGTAGTTGGCGTAGTCAGTCGCCTGCTGAGCACCGGCCACATCTTCAGGGCCGCGAGGCATGTATTCCACGACATTCTCGGTGGAGAAAAACACCTTCATGAGACTTGGCAGCATGGCCGAGACAGTGTCTCGCACCTCCATCGCCACGACTTGCGAACGGCCATCTTCCTCGTTCCCAAAGGGGTCGCCGCGATAGTACTCAGTTCCCTTGGCTCGGATGGGGGAGACATCGGAGTCGATGTAGCTGACGGCATCTTCCAACTCGGCAGAGACAATGCCCTGCAACTCGGTGTCGTCCATCGGCTCAATGGCCGCAATGTCGGTGGTGATGTTCATGTCGTTGATCATTTCTTGTTCCTTGCAGATATGGCTTTGGCCTTGGCTCGCGCATCTTCTTTGCTGGACGCGCCCCACGCCTTCAAACTCAGCAGCAAGCGCGTTGGCTTGCCGTCCTTCATTTCGGGGCCAGGCATGTTGCCCATTCTCGCAAGGAATGATGCCCTGCGCGGGTTGTCGCCAGACTTCACAGGCG